CAAGCAACCAGTCTTTAAGTCGATCAAAGTCTGAGCGACGTCCTTGTCCAGATCCATTGGACTCAAGACCGACATCGGGGTTTCCGAGTTGGACGAAATTTCCATCCTTTCGACAATACGCGGAGGCTTGGGCGTTAGTTCCTCGAGCGAGCTCGTAGTGCCCCCTGTCAGAGATGAGAGTTCGGAGCTGATGGAGACGTTTTCGAGAGACGAAGACGACAAAGCCCTGCAGATGGGGAGTTCCGGTTGCTCCAACTTCACGCCCGTAAACGAGGTATTCATATTCAACCACATTCCCCTGAATTCGCTGTTCATCTTCCTCTGTAGGATTATTTAGCGTGAAGCACCACCGTTTCGCGAGACTCATTTTTATGAACTGAACCGAAGTGAGCTGGGTAATACTGTCCCAGCTCACCGTTACTTTTTCAAATTTTGAAAATGGCGTTAGTGCCTGCAGCGGCACGTGGCGTCGTATCTGCACTTAGATCACCGTTATTTCGATCTATTGTTCAACGTACACCGGCATCAAGCGCGGCCCGCCGATTGATATTTGAAACAGCAGGCGCCGAACTAGGCAACATGGCACGTAAAAGACTTCGTAAAGGCGTTAGTGCTCTTTTCAAATCAAGAAAGAGGCGGCGCTTTCAAACACCCCAACGGAAAAACAGCCGCGTAAAAGCACGACTGCGTACAAAGGTAGGCGAGCGGTTCGGACATGGCGATTCAAAACGAAACCAAACGCTCCAAAACAAAATCATCAGTACGCGGACTTTATACTCCGACAACTTATTTACTATATCAAGAGGCACAGCCATATACCAACGCATGCAAGATGTAGTCAACTTCAAGGGCGCTAAAGTATGCTTATCCTTACGCTTAACAGCAGGAGCAGCTGCGCACACAGCGAACGGTGAAAAACTATTCATCAACATAGCGGTACTGTCCGCCAAAGAAGGCACGTTAACTGGGCAAGACTCCGTACCAGTTACAGACTTTTTCCGAGGCAACGACGATAACCGCTTCCAAGACTTCGCGGACACGTTACATGCACTGGAATACCATTGCTTACCAATAAATACAGACATATACAACGTACACAAACACAAACGTATAACACTAGGTCCATTTAACGCCACAGAGCGCTTCAACACAAGAAACGTTATGTTTTATGTAAAGGTTAACCGTCAAATCAGATACGACGACTCGCCGTTTGAACGACCTATCAAACCCATGTACCTTGTGTACTGGTGTGACTTTCAAATGAAAGACCCGGCCAACGTGGCCATTGCAAGTATGCTGGATATGCAATCCCAAATAATTCGGTATTTCAAAGAGCCTAAATAATAAAGGGCTTGCCGCCCGGGGGGCGGAGATCTATTATAAGAATATTCGGTATACGAGGGAACGCGCAAGCGCAGCATGTGCCGGTGCTAAATATTCGTTACACGGTATCTATCGTTAGTCATCTTACCATAATCTGGATCCTCATTAGTAAATACAATTACATGAACTTTGTGCCGAATAACTTTAGCTGAACTTTCATACTTAGGACTAAAAATCATCTGATCCTTTAACTGCTCTAATACGCTATACTGCAAATACTCCAACTGTCCTCTTGGTATGTCAAAGACGAACACTCGCTTAGAGGTGTCAATTGCATAGGCAAGATCATCCCTTTTACCAACAGAGAGACGTTGCATATCAGTGCGTTGACTAAACCAATATCTTGTTAACCACGACTTTCCCTTATTACCTTCAGGATCTACTACAAATTCAACTGTCCTATCATCTGGTTCTCCTGTGATGATGTTATCGAGATCTCGCTGCCATTCTCGGAGTTCTCCGTGAACAAGTTGCGCCTTAGGGGTGAATATGTCGACGAAGTTAATACAGGCATTTTTGTATCTTCCCCACAACGACGGGAACGTGGACGCAATCTCATAGTGTGAGGGTGGAGACTCTTGTTCAAGCAACCAGTCTTTAAGTCGATCAAAGTCTGAGCGACGTCCTTGTCCAGATCCATTGGACTCAAGACCGACATCGGGGTTTCCGAGTTGGACGAAATTTCCATCCTTTCGACAATACGC